CGGTGGAAGTTACCACCAACTCCTTCACCAAAGCAATCAACCGTAAGAACCAGAGAGACGGCAAGACCGTTATTCCAGTAAGTACGTAAGGAGGGACAGGAAATGGCTACAACAAATGACTACAATCCTATCAGAAGTGTAGATGGCGTTGCTATTAAATGCCCTTCCGCTTACCAGTGGAAACTGCAAGATATTTCTGAAAGTGACGCAGGGCGTACCGAAGATACGGTCATGGACAAGAAGCGGATTGGACAGTGTGTGAAGTTGGAACTGCAATGGCAGAATGTATCCATTGAGGACGCTGCTGACATTCTCAAGAAGTTCAATCCAGAGTACATTACGTTGTGCTATCTGGACGCTATGACGGGCAAGTATGAAACTTCCGAATTTTACGTAGGTGACCGTTCTGCCCCGTTGTATAACTGCCAGAAGGGTGTTTGGAGTAATATTGCGTTCAACGTAATAGAAAGGTCTGGTGTGTGATATGTACGCAGTAACACAGGATATTATAGACCTTTTCAACAAGCACTACAGACAGGTGTTGCGTATCACCTTTAAGCGTGGAAACGTAACGAAGGTCATAGATGAAACGGAGATCAGACAAGGCGGCTTTACCATTGACCGCTACTCCGTTTCGGGCAGTAAGGTTGAGGTGGGTTCCGCTATCGCTGCGGAACTCACCCTCAAGGTCAAAAACTATGACGGGAAGTATGATGAAACGATCTTTGAAGGTGGAGAACTGTTTGTAGAGGTAGGTATCAAAAAGTGGGACGCACACAGGTGGGAGCAGGCAGTTATTCACTATATCCCTTGCGGGTACTTCATCATTGACACCCCGCCCCGTGCGAAGTCCACGATCAATATATCAGCCCTGGACAGGATGGTGAAGTTTGATAAGGTTGCAGACCTTACCCAGATCACCTTCCCTATCACGGTGAAAGACCTCATTACGCAGGTCTGTACGATCTGCGGAGTAACGGTAGCCACAGACTTGACAACGCTTGTGAACTACAACTATACCGTCCAGTCTGCGCCTACCACGCAATCCTTAACCTACAGGCAACTCATTCAGTGGTGTGCCTTTTTGACAGCAACGTGCGCCTACATGAACCACGAAGGGAAACTGGTCTTTCAGTGGTACACACAGACCAACCTTCCAATTACGGGTGCTGAACGGTACAGCAGTGATATGTATGAGAATGATATTACGCTGACCGGGCTTGTCTACACGGGGAGTGACAACGCCGTTTATGTCACAGGTGAAACAGATTATGCGCTGACGTACAGCGGGTGTGACATTTTGCAGAGCAACATTGAGGGAGCCTTGCAGAATATCTACTACGCAATCCGTAACTTCACATACCGCCCGTATGAAGCCACAATCAAGCCTGCCCCTTATATCTATCCTATGGACATGATCAAGTACAAGGATAACAAGGGGACGGTACACAACACGATAGTGACCCATGTGACTTTCACGGCAAACATGAATACTACCATTGCGGGTTCCGGGGAAACCACCACGCAGAATGACTACGCTTCCAACTCTGGTCTGACCGTTGAGCAACAGCAGGCTATGCAGGAAATGAAGAACAGCATCGAGGTTACTATTTCTGCGGAAGCCCTTGCCAGTCTGAACGCTATTCAGATACTTGCAAACGCTATGGGGTATAACCTCACGGTAGTCAGCGTGGACGAAGATACGCAGTTGTTCTACTTTCACAATGCCAGTACGCTTGCGGCAAGTGATCATATCTATACCTTGAGAAACGGTCATATTGCCTTTACGGATAACTGGAATGGTGGCAATCCTACCTGGACTACCACGATCACCGAAGCAAACAACCTTCTCTTGCAGGTCATAAAGCAGTATGGGTTGGACGGTTCGTATCTGGATGACAATAGTATCAGCGGGGACAAGCTGACAGCCAACTATAAGAGTGCAGTTACCCTTGAGATCGGACAGGCGGCAACGGGAGCCTTGAACAGCGCAAATGCTTATACCGATGACCAGATGGATGAAGCAAAGGATTACGTGGATACGGAAGTGGCGGGGGCAAAGTCCTACGCAGATGGTAAGGACGCTACGACCCTTCAAACCGCAAAGGACTACGCTGACGGCAAGGCAAGTGACACTTTGCAGGAAGCGAAGGATTATGTGGATGATCAGTTGGAGGACGTGCAGGAGTATGTAGACGATGGATTGAACGCCCGTCCTACTACAACGGTTATGAACGCTGCCCTTGCGGAAGTCCGGGCTATGGCGAAGAAACTCTATATTATAGGGCAAGATGGTACGGAGTACGCAGGAGAACTCAAGGTGGTAAACGGCAAACCCGTGTTTGAATATGACACCACGGAAGGAGGTAATTAAGTATGGCAACCATTTTAAGAGAGATCACCGTTGACGTTGCACAGTTGAACAGGTTTCAAGCCATTGTTGCGAAGCAGTACGACAGACAGTCCCGTTATCTGAAAGTGCAGCTTACCAACCTGGGCGAACCTATACAGGCTGACCTTGACGCTATGGTGGTGATCAACGCCCGCAGAGAAGATGGCGTTGCCAACGTATTTGCGGGAACGGTCAATGCGGATGGTACAGTGACCGTACCCCTTACCTACTGGATGTTGGAACTTGACGGAACGGTTAAGTGTGACATTTCCATTATCGTAGGTGAGGAAAGTGTATTGACCACAACTCTGTTTGAGTTGGAAGTGCAGGAAGCGGCTGCTGATGACGAAGCCATTGAGGAAAATGAAGATTACAGTCTGTTAGTTCAGCTTTTGCAGGACGTAAGGGATACAGAAGCGGAATTGACAAGCGGATATGAACAGTCTGCGACAAACCTCAAGAATACCTATGAAGCCAGTATGAACCAGGCTTTGGCTGATGTGGAAACGGCTATCGCTGCGGCACAGCTTGTAACAAGTCCATTCTACATTGTGGACAATGACAACCATAAGACCTACCAGGCGGCAATTCAGGTCACAAACGGCAAGCCTATTATGGTCTATGACGAATTTACAGGAGGTAACGAATAATGAGCAATCAGTTTGGCTTTGTTTCAGAGGAAACATACGTTGACAAGATGGACACCCAGAATATGCTTCTGGCGGGTCTGCTTGAAGCCCAGAGTGGCAGTATCAAGCCGCAGTCCTGGGCGCAAGTGCAGGCACTTGTGAGGGCGGGTCTTGCCAGTAAGGTGTTCATGGTAGGTGATCAGTTGACTTGCCAGAAGAACGGTGTAACCCTTACCTGGGACATTATCGGGTTTGACCACGATACGCCCACGGACAGTCACCTTACTCACAGCATGACTATCCAGTTGCATGATGTGTATAAGGACTTGCAGTTTGACGCAAGAGAAGCGTTCTACTACTGTTCCGCTGCCCTTCCCGCAGGTACTTATAAGATCACCGTTGGGGCGCACAGTTGGAAGTCCACGGAGGTAGGTAAGACCTATCAGTTTACCACTACCGTTGAGGTTCCTGCAGGTGGACAGCTTGTGTTCAAGCAGGCATATGACGCTACTCTGGAGGGCGGCAGCATTGACACCTTTGCCAGTGCTACGGCTACGACTCCCCTTGAGACTGTTACCATGAGTGAGGGCAGCAGCGGGCAGAGTCTTGGTACTATTGACAATATCATTCAGACTAATCTGAACAGTATGCAGAGAGCATTACTTGGTAACAACCGTTGGAAAGAGTCTGCTATCAGACAAATGCTTAACTCTGCGGCGGCTGCGGGTTCTGTCTGGGCGGCACAGAACAACTATGACAGACCTCCTTCCTGGGTTACGTCTGAAAAGGGTTGGATGAACGACCTTGACGCTGACTTTCTTGCCGTTGTCGGTGAAGCGGAGAAGGTTACCGCAAAGAACACTGTCACGGACGGTGGCGGGTATGATACCACCACGGATAAATTCTTCCTTCTTGCCAGAGAAGAAGTCTACATGGGTAAGGAGAACAGCATTGATGAAGGTGGAGCCTACGGCTACTATTCTGACTACAGTGATCTGGCGGCAGCGGGAACGGGTGCTGACACCAACCGTATCAAGTACCTCAACAGCACGAAGAAATACTGGTGGTTAAGAACCCCGAACTCTGGGAACGGCGGCTACGTCCGTCTTGTCATTGCGGCAGGCGAGGTGCACAACGGCAGTGCCAGCGGCAGTATCGGGGTTGCCCCGGCTTGTAATATCATCTAATCATCATAAATCCACCCCGTTAGGGGTGGAATAAGGGAGCGAAGGAATATGTCTGTACCTAAATCAAAACGGAGTCATTCAGACCTGGAAGTGGGCACAAAGGCAAATGCCCTGGCTACGCACACAATCCATATCTGTTCTAATGAGAAATGCTTTCCGAAGCGTTACCGTTGGTGTATCACGGCAAAGATCGTGGACGCTGCGGTGGATATTAACCGTTATATCATTATGGCGAATAGTATCTTTGTGGGTGATGATCTGGAAGCGTGGAAACTGCGGAAGCACTATCAGACGATGGGTTTAGCGTCAACATATTCCTTGCTTTCCATGATGGATATAGCCTACCGTACTTTCGGTATAGAGGGTGGCAAGATGGACTACTGGACAGGTCTTGTCATGGAAGTCCAGAACCTTCTGCGAAACTGGAAGAAGTCTGACGAAAAACGATATAAGAACTTGGGTTAGCGGTTGTCAATCGTCACCCCGAACTCTGGGAACGGCAACAACGTCCGTAATGTCAATACGACAGGCGAGATGAACAACAACAATGCCAACAACAGTAACGGGGTTGCTCCGGATTGTGAGTATCGCTTGTAATAAAGTAGACTTTATAGCCGAAATCAATGCACTCACGCACAAGGAACCGTTATCCCGTCCCGACAAGGGCAAAAACAGTACACTGATGTGGTTGCCGTCCTTACGGTAGTACCACTATCCACAGTGACCAATAAATTTATGGAGGGGCTTATGCCACATGGAACAATCTAAAGTTAAAGATGAAGTCTGCGACTTTGACAATCTCTACCAGGCAATGCGTCACTGCAAACACAATGTCATGTGGAAGGACAGTGTTGCCGGGTACGTAAAGAATGGACTGGTGAACATACATAAACTCAAGAAAAGCGTGGAGGAAGGAACCTATGAACTGGACAAGTACACGCAATTCAAGGTTTATGAACCGAAAGAACGTGACATTGTTTCAACCCGTATTAAAGACCGGGTGTTCCAAAGGTCTTTCTGTGATCAATACTTCTATGAGATTATGACCCGTTCATTCGTATATGACAATGTAGCCTGTCAAGTGGGTAAAGGCAATGAGTTTGGCAGGAAGCGTCTTATAGCGCACCTGCAAAAGTATTGTCGTAAGCACGGGTTGGACGGTTGGGTTCTAAAGACTGACCTCAAGAACTTCTTTGGAAGTACCTCACATGAACTGGCATTGAACGCTGTAACAAAGAGAATTGACGATGAATGGGCTACTGGTGTGGTTGATCGGGTAATACGCAGTTTCAACCAGGGTGATGACCCGGACATAGGTATGGGACTGGGTTCCGAAATGACACAACTCATAGAGTTGGCGGTACTGGACGATCTTGACCACTTCATAAAGGAGCAATTACATATCAAGGACTTTGTGCGGTATAACGATGACATGATACTGATACACGAAAGCAAAGAGTATCTACAGGAGTGTAGAGAACTGATAAAGGAATGGCTTGAGAAAAGAGGGCTTACCTTAAGTCCGAAGAAAACACAACTGTTTCCAATAAAGCAAGGCATACGGTTTCTGGGCTTCCGCTTTCGTCCGACA